GACGGAAAGGGAGGTACTCTGAATCTAGCGCCTATCGGAATACTCTGATAGGATTTACTCGCTAGGTTTCGTAACCCTGTGAAGGATTACCAGCAACGGGGGTTGTCCCTCGAATGAGGAGGCCCTGATGGCCACATTTAGAGCAAAGAACCGAGATAGTACTATCCCTCATCCTGAGGGATTTGCCGGGTATGACCAGACCATTTCGAAACTTCTTATGTCTTGGTATTCGAACCGCGAAAGCGGCCAGATTGTCAAGCGCGAGAGTCCGTTTTCACTGACTTACGCTGAAGTTACGAGAGTTCCTAGGAACTTGGTCCAGTTTAACATCGACAGTACTGGTCTCTGGGGTAACCACTCTATTTGGAATGTAGCGACGTCGCCCGCCTACGCAAAAGCATATAGGCGTTTTCAAAAGTTGGCCGAAAGGCCTTCTGCGGAGATGCTCCTTAATGTCGTTGAGAGGAATAAAAGCCTTGCAATGATTGCTTCGCGAGCGCATCAACTTTCCGGTTTTGTCCGCTCTGTAAAGAGCGGACGACTGGGTGATGCGTGGCTTTATATGTCGCAAAATCCTACCCAAACCTTGGCAGGTTTGAGAGGTGGTAGAATGTCAGACCGTGGACCTGTTAGTAAAAAGGTCAGGCTGGCTTCGGAGGACGCAGCTCGAAGGAAACGAATTCTTGTGAAAGATATCGCTTCCTTGTTACTCGAGATACGTTACGGCTGGGCACCTCTTATGGCGGACATTAAGAACGCTTATGAGGTGTTTACGAAACCGATCCCTGACGCTCCTATTAAGGTTGTGAGTGCTTCATCGTACTCGATAAAGCAACCTAACGGAGGTAGTCAGTTTTACATGATTGAATGCAATGATCGTGTAACGGTGAAGGGGCGAATTAGGGTTTCTAATCCTAACTTAGCTTTAGCCGCTCAACTGGGTCTTGTCAACCCGTTGAGTCTCTTATGGGAAGCTATCCCATTTTCTTTTGTTTTTGACTGGTTCTTGTCCGTTGGGAACTACTTATCGAATCTGACAGATTCGGTTGGCCTCGAGCTCATCGATGGGTCGATAACAGGGAAACACACTTGTGTCGTCAACTCATGTAACTACACTGAATGGAACCATGCTGGTTTCTTAGTAGGTAGCGGTTATTATGTTGACAGACCAGGTGGACTGAGCATGTTTCTGAAGAAGATAGTGAGAACGGTGGGGATGTCCTCTCTACCAAAACCTCCTCTCTCGATCGGAACTGGGCTGTCGGTGCAAAGAGCTGAGAACGCTGTCGCTTTATTGCTTCAGTTACTCAATCCTTCTGCCGCTGCCAAATCCCGGAGAGCCTGATTAGAGCGTAAGCTCGAGTTAGCCGGGGAAGGGTACTAGCAACCGCTAGCATCTACTTTAACCACCAATGTAAGAAGGAGTCTATATGACTACCAATATCGCTGTGCCGAATGGCGCAACCACTCCCGTCACGAAGACCTTTACGGTCGCTCGTTCCGCAGCCGGCGACGAAAGTGCCGTTCTCCACCTCCGTGAGGGGGCAAGTGAACAGGCATATCCGAAGCTGGAGTTCAGCACGAAGTCATCGAATGGTGGCTCCGTGCGCGGACGACAAGGCGTGGTGACTTTGGTCACCCCTTACGGTTACACTGACGTGAACGGCGTATTCGTTCAACAGGGCATGATTTCTTCTTCGGTGAAGACTCAGACTCCTGTGAACGCGCCGGATGCGGTCCGCAAGGATCACGCAGCTTTCCTCACTGGTCTCCTCGGAAACCAGCAGTTGAAAGACATCGTCATCTTGGGCTATGCGGCCTAAGTAGATTACCCTAATAAAGTAGTCTCCGTTCGGAATCCTTTCTCGAAAGAGCAAAATGAGGAAAACTCAAAAGGACCGCCTTGACCGGAAGGTTCAAGACGTAGTTCTTCCTGTATTGGAAGAACTTGGCACTGCTCGCGCTCTGACTGTAGCTTTATTGCTACGTTATCACGAGTACCGACAGCTCGTAGAGCTGAAGGTAAGCCCGATCAATTATGACAGTACTGTGAAGTACGCTCGCGACTGCGCGGCCACGGACCTTCTTCGGAAGTATCCAGGGCTACCCACGGGGATCAACCTCGAGGACGCAGCAGTGAAGTCATTTTTCGATTCAGAGAAGCAATGTAAGAAGACGAACGATCGTCTCCGAGACTTTACCGAAAATTACTTCGTCAATGACGATTATAACTTTCCAGAGGTCCACTTGGTTGTGGATTCGATGCGGCAATTTTGCCGGGTAGTTTTAGGGGAAATGCCTCGTGATTTGAACTTGCGATTTGGACCGGGGGCGACAGTGTCGGATCAGAGTAGGTTGGCCACCGTGCCAGACAAACTCTCGTCAGTTCCGACGATGACTTCGGGATTCAACTGTCTAATGCCCGTATGGGATAGGACAGCGTGGGCTCGCGCCCACTACCGAAGACAACATGCGAAGCTATCGACCCCACCACTTGTGGTGAGGGGTAACGTGTTTTTTACTGTCCCTAAAGACAGTACCAAGCACCGTGGAGCGGCCAAAGGGCCGTCCATGAATGTTGCCTACCAAATGGCTGTAGGACGCGTTTTTCGAACGCGTCTGGCAGCTGCTGGTATCGACCTGGAGATCGGGCAGCAAAAGCATCAGAAACTCGCCTGTGAAGGCTCAGTCTATGATCACCTGTCTACAATAGATCTTTCCAGTGCTAGTGATACCGTTTCATACCAGTTAATCAAGCTGGTCATTCCCGCCCTGTGGTTCGAGTTAATCGAGAGCCTCAGGGAGTCGTTCACGCAAGTGAGGAAAAAGTGGGTACTCCTAAACAAGTATTCCGCAATGGGAAATGGTTATACGTTCGAGTTAGAAACTTTGGTGTTTCTCGGTATTTGTTATGCGGCTGCAAAGCTGCATGGCGAAGATGGATTTGACCTGATTAATTCAGGTGAAGTCTCCGTCTACGGTGATGATATCATCGTGCCTCGTCGTATGAGTGAGACAGTAGTTAGTTTGCTGAGATTCTTTGGCTTTTCACCAAATGAAAAGAAAACTTTCCTTCGGGGAAGCTTCCGGGAATCGTGTGGTGGTGACTATTTTATGGGTAAAGAGGTAACACCTTTTAGACTCACAGATGAAATCACAGAACCGCACCAGTGGATCGGATTCGCGAACGGACTTGTTGCTCTGGGTCATCGACTCAGTAAAGCTTGTTCTGCTCGCGTGGATTTTGGTAGGGCTCGGCAACGTGCTTTATCAAATGTACCGGTTCATATTCGGCGACTGACGGGCCCCACTTGGCTCGGGGACCTCGTCGTTCACCAGAACGATGACAGTACTTGGGTTGATAGGCTCAAACGAAATCAGAAGGACCCTAACCTCCTAGACCTCACGGTCTGGGCTCCGGTTAGAAAACTCGTGGAGTGGAAACACTTCACGCCTGATGTCGTACTAGCGAGCGCACTTTATGGCTCAGATGGCTTAGGGGTTTCCCCCCGAGGTGTTCTGGGCTACAAAGTTAAGCGTGTTGGTCGGCCAGATTTTCTCTGGTCCGATTCATTGCCAGTGAAAACGTCAATGCTGAGGCTAATTGAGGGCGTAACGGGGATAGTTCCTTTCCGAAAGGGATGGGATGATTCACCAGTCCGAAGAGTCCTAGTAGACGCTCACTGACTGATTTTACCACTCCGCAAGTGGTGATATGTCCCGGCGAGAACCGGGAGGGCTAGCATCCTTTAGCTAGATGGAGGTAGTTTACTACCTAAATGGAG